AGACCGTCGAGAGCAGCGGCGGCGAGTCGGTCACGCTCAACGAGGCTCGGACGCGGAAGGCGCTCGCCGAGGCCGAGTCGAAAGAGCTCAAGCTAGCCCAGCAGCGCGGCGAGCTCGTCGCGATCGAGGACGTCGCCCGCGTCTACTACGGGATCTTGCGCAAGCTGCGCAACCGCCTGAGGGCGATCCCCGGGCGGATCTCGGCGCTGGTCGTCGCTGAGCCTGACGTCGGCGAGGTGCGGCGCATGCTCTCCGGCGAGATCGACGACGCGCTGCGCATGGTCGACCTCGACGACGAGGAGGGCGGCGGGGATGGTTGATCCTACCTTCGGCGAGAGAGCACTAGCCGAGGAGTTCGCAGCCTTCGGTGCAGTGCTTCGCGAAGAGTTCGGACCGCTGATTGACGAAGTGTTGACGCGAGACAACATAGGCGACGTCAAGGCGGCTTATCACCGAGCGATTGATCGCTTCTACGGCTCGCAAGCCTGGGGCGACCTCGACGACGAGGAGGCCGGCGAGGATGTCTGATCCTGTCAACAAGCTCGTCGAGATCTTTCGCGATGCGCTCTCGCCGCCGCCGGATCTCGCTGTCTCGGATCACGCCGAGCGGCATCGCGTGCTGCCCGACGACGAGGCCGAGCCCGGGCCGTGGCGCAATGATCGGACGCCTTACGTAGTCGAGATCCTCGACCGGTTGGGACCCTACGACGACGCGAAGGAAGTCGTGCTCATGAAGGGCTGCCAGCTCGGCGGGACCGAGATCCTGCTCAACGCGCTGCTCTTCTGGGTCGAGCACAGTCCGGGCCGGATCCTGGCGGTGTTGCCTGGCGAGGACGAGGCGAAGGACTTCTCCCGCCAGCGCCTGCAACCGATGGTCGAGTCTACACCCGCGCTCGCCGAGCGCATGGGCGAGCGCTCGAAGGGCCCCGGTCGCGCGGCGGGCAGCGTGTTTCTGAAAGAGTTTCCGGGCGGGTCGCTCAAGCTCACCGGTAGCAACTCGCCGGCGGGCTTGCGATCGAAGCCAGTCCGCTACCTTCTCGGCGACGAGGTCGACGGCTGGGCGGTCGACGCCGGCGGCGAGGGCTGCCCGTTGCTCCTCGCCGAGAAGAGACAGGGCACCTTCGCGAACCGAAAAACGCTGCTCGTCTCGACGCCGGCAATCAAGCAGACGAGTCGGATCGAGAAGCGCTTTCTTGCCGGCGACCGGCGGCGGTATCATGTCCCCTGCCCCGAGTGCGGCGAGCTCTTCCTGCTCAACTTCGCCAACTTCGTGATCCCCCGCGACGACGCGGGCGAGTGGTGCCCACAAGACGCGCATATGCTCTGCCCCGAGTGTGGCTCGGTGATCGAGGAGCACGCCAAGCCCGCCATGCTCGCCGCCGGCGAGTGGATCCCCGAGCGGGCCTACAACGGGTTTCGCCGGAGCTATCACCTGTCCAGCTTCTACGCTCCGCTCGGTTGGCTCAGCTGGGCAGCGATCGCCGACGAGTGGTGCCGAGCGCAAGACAACCCGCTCGAGCTCAAGGTCGTGGTCAACACGATCTTCGGCGAGTCGTGGGATCAGGAGGGCGCCGAGGGCATCGACCCCGACAGCGTCTATGCGACGCGCGAGGACTGGGGCGAAAAGGCGCCCGGGCGCATCCTCGCCATCACCGCTGGCGTCGACGTACAAGGCGACCGCCTCGAAGCCGAGGTCGTCGGCTGGGCGGCTGGCTATGAGTCATGGTCGCTCGAGCACGTCGTGATCCCGGGCGACCCGACCGGGCGTCAGGTATGGGACGACCTCGACGCGGTCCTGCGCCGGCGGTATGCGCTCGACGACGGCCGGCGGCTGCCGATCTCGGCGGCGGGCGTCGACTCGTCCTACGAGGCCGACCGGGTCTATGCGTTCTGCCGGAAACGCTTGAAGCGCCGGATCTGGGCCGTCAAGGGTGCGTCGGACGAGGCGCGCACGAAGCGCGAGATCTGGCCAGTGCAGTGGAACAAGAGCCGCAAGACACAAGCCCGCTTCAAGATCATCGGCGCCAGCAACGCGAAGCGCGACGTCTACAGCTGGCTGGCCAAACCCGGCACCGGGCCCGGACCGGGCCGGCAGCACTTCCCGATCGACCGACCGAAGGCGTGGTTTCGGCAGCTCACCGCCGAGCGCATGGTCACCAAGTGGAAGCGCGGCTTTCGCTGGGTCGAATGGCACAAGCCGTCGGGGCAGCCAAACGAGGCGCTCGACTGTCGGGTCTACGCCTACGCCGTCTTACTCGGGCTCGAGCGCGCGGGCTTCGACTGGGATCGGGCTCGGACGGAGCGAGATCGACAACGCAGGCGCCTTGACGGCGATGTTCCAACACGGCAACCTAGACAGCGGTCGCGACGACCTCGGCGAGAGGCCGAGATCCCGCGGCGGGAGTGGTAGACGTGGCCTTGACGACAGCCGACCTCGATCACCTCGACGAAATGATCGCCGGCGGGATCCTCGAGAGCGAGACCGCCGACGGGAAGCGGGTCAAGTTTGCGAGCTTCGCGGATCTCCTCAAGCGGCGATCGTTTGTCGCGCGGATTCTGCGCGGGCGGCGAGCTCCTCGCGTGGGCTACGTTTCGTTTGTGCCCGAGAGCAGCTGCTCGGCGTCTGACGGCGAGGGCACCGAATGAGCGCTTGGGACCGCGTCAAGGGCTGGTTTCGGCGCGACAAGCGCGCGGCGAAGCGGCGGGAGTACGCCGGCGCGAAGCGCTCGCGACGCACTAGCGACTGGATCGCGCAGGGTACGTCGGGCAACGCCGAGCTCGGGCTCGCGCTGCCGCTGCTCCGACAGCGGTCTCGCCAGGCGTGGCGAGACGATCCGCACGCGAAGAGCAGCCTTTCGACGCTGGCGAGCTACTTTTCGGGTGTCATGCCGCGATCGGCGATCCCGATCCCGGTAGGGGCGAGCGACGCCGAGCGCGAGCGGATCGAGGCGCTCAACCGCGAGGTCGACGACAGACATCGCGAATGGTCGCGACGGTGCTCGTCTCGCGGGCCCGGGAGCTACCGTGGGACGCAGTATCAAGCCGTGCTCGGGATGCTCATGTCCGGCGAGACATTCACACGCCGTCGGATCCGCCGCCCGGGCCGGCTCGTCGTCCCGATGCAGCTCGAGCTCCTCGAGGGCGACCTCTGCGATCACACGAAGAGCGAGCGCCTCGAGGACGGCGGTTGGATCCTGCAAGGGATTGAACACAGTCCGATCGGGCGCGTCCGAGCCTATCACCTCTACCGGGAGCATCCGGGCGAGTCGACGATCGGCGGGCTGTCGTTCGGGAGCTCGCTCGACACGGTGGCGGTACCGGCGGCGGCGGTCGCGCACCTCTACCCCGAAATGTTGTCTCGCCCACAGCAAGTTCGCGGCGAGCCTTGGCTACACGCGAACCTGCAAGGGCTGCATGACCTCGCCGGCTACCTCGACTCTGAGCGAGTCAGGCTGCGCGCAGCCGCCAGTTTTATGGGCGCGGTGACGACCGAGGAGGATATCACCTATCCCGACGAGGAGAGCGAGGACGACGATCACGCGGCGTACTCACTCAACGCGATCCGCGATTGCAACGGCGACGTGGTCGAGCGAGTCAGGCCCGGCGAGATCGTCTACTTGCGCGGCGGGCAGACAATGACCTTCAACAAGCCGCCCTCGAGCGATGGTTTCGCGGAGTACGTCAAGACGGATCTTCACACGCAAGCAGCCGGCGCGCTCATGCCCTATGAGCTCTACACCGGCGACTTGAGCGATACCAACTTCTCGTCGATCATGTTCGGGATGGGCTCATTCAAACGCTTCGCGCGTCGCATGGTCGAAGACGTCGTCGTTGCGCGCTGGGCGGATCCGGTCTGGGGTTGGTTTGTCGAGGCCGGTCGAGCTGCCGGGTCGCTGCCGCCAGAAGCGGGCCCGGTCGCCTGGACTGTTGAACCCTGGCCCCTTGTCGATCCCGTCAAGGAGGCGCGCGGAAATCAGATCCTCGTCCGGTCGGGCGCGAAGTCGCTTCGGCGTTGGATCGCCGAGACTGGCGAGGATCCCGAGGAGGTGCTGCGGGATCACGAGTCGATCGCGCGTTGGGCATCGGATCATGGGATCGTGCTCGACTCGATCCCGACGAGCGCGACGCTCGCAGGTCAGATCCAAGAAGGGTTCGGCATTGACTCCGATCCAGAGTAGGGGGTAGCGTAGGGGCGATGGCTACGACCGTCCAGACACTGATCTTTTCCCGCGACGTTTTCGCGACCGCCGACGACGCCCGATTGTGGGCGCGTGAGCACGGCTACCGCGACGACAAGGTCGACGAGACCGGCGACAGCTGGCGACTGCGCCAGCAAGATCCCGACAACTTCGACGACGCCAGCTTCCGCACGATCTCGCTCCGAGATGGTGTTCAGGCGGTGATCGGCACGCTTCGCGAAGGGCGCAGCGCCTCGACGTCGAGATCTCGCGAGGCGCAGGATACCAGCGCTGTTCGTGCGGTCACCAAGCCCGGCAGCTGGGATCCGGCGACGCGCACGATCGACGTGGTGCTTTCCAACGAGCGCACCAACTCCGTGGAATACCGGAGCTTTTTCGGCGATCGTTGGCTCGAGACGCTGTCGTTGCAGCCCGAGAACATGCGCCTTGACAGGATCAACAACGGCGCGCCGTTTTTGATCATGCATCGCGGGCGCGACGAGCGGGCGCAGATCGGCAAGTTTCTTGAAGGCTCGGTTCGCGTCGAAGGGACGGGCGACGATCGTGAGCTCGTCGGGACGGTGCTCTTTTCGGAGCACCTCGACGAGGAGCGCGAGGCTCACGTTCAGGAGATCGCCGACGGCATCCGACGCAATGTGTCGGTTGGCTTCGAGGATCACGCCTGGTTTGTGATCCCGGGCCGCGACGGCGAGCCCGACAATATCGTGATCTATGACTGGGAGCCCTACGAGGGCAGCTCGGTCACCATGGGAGCGGACGACGGGGCGAAGTTCCGAGCCGCCCCGCAACAGCGGTCGCCGAGACC